GCGATTCCAAGGGAATAAGGAGAAGAAAACCATGATAAAGAAAGTAATCAAAGATATGATAGATCAACTTTGGACACTTCTAGGTATGTTTATTGCCTGGGTAGTCCTAGATGGATCTGCAAAAACGGTAGTAGGATATGCAATTGTATGTACATTAATTGCATGGGCAGTTACCTATCCAATTAGAAACAAAGATTGGGATGATGAATAATGGCAGTTAAAAAAGTAGTAGAACCCTCAAAAAAAGAACATCCACAAAAAGCAATAACAAATATTCTTATGAGAATTTTAGCGGTATTTGCAGCATCAGGACTATCAGTCTTAGGAGCAGGAGCCGTAGTAGGAATTGAAACCATGCAGGCAGTTATGCTTGCAGGACTTTTAGGAGTAGCAACAGTTATTGAAAGACTGGCAAGGGCTTTTTTGGACGATGGAAGGCTATCATTAGCAGAAATAAATGATGCCTTTAAGTCTGTAGACAAAAAGGCTAATTAGTCATTATTTAGTTTTACTTGACACCCCTTCTTAGCCAGTGGTATACTTGAGTATATCGGTTTGGGAGGGGTTTCTGCATGACTTGTATTGCTGTTGTACGCCATGAAGATAAAATTTATATGGCTGGAGATCGTGGTGCATCTGATGATGGTACTATCCTTGCTCTCGATGCCCCAAAAGTTTGGAAGATTGGTCCCTATCTTATTGGTTATGCGGGATCAATGGATGGAGAGCGTATTCGTTACAACTTTAAACCATCTGTTCCAAACATTAAAGACATTGACAAGTTTATGCAGACCAGATTTATTAAAGAACTAAAGGAATTTTATAATGAGTTCTGGGTTGACACATCTAAAGATGGAGATCTTGGTTTGATTATCTGTGTCCGTGGTCAAATCTATGAACACAGTTCTGCAGACATGTCTTTATCTAAATATACACTTCCATACCTTGCAATGGGATCAGGTGCTGAATATGCTTATGGAGTTTTATATGCTACAGATAAACAAAAAAATGCAAGGAATAGAGTTGTTCAAGCAGTAAATGCTGCAATTAAATTTAACCCATCGTGCATGGGTCCAGTTGACGTAGTAAGCGCTTAAGGGTATACTTGTAATATGCATAAAGAAGATAGTTTAGAAGACGAAGAGTTTGGTATTTGGTTAACAAACGGAATTGAGCGGGGATGGGTAACAGAACCGTATTGCAATACCCATGATGGTGGATATCAGTATATGGGTGAAGAGGAAGTTCAAGAATGGGAAGACGGTGGCGACCCATGTTGTCATGTAGTCCGTCTAATGATTTAAGGAGATAAAATGAAAAAAATAGCAGTGGGGTTAATTGCAGCAATTAGTTTGGCAGTTTTACAGCCAGCATATGCTGAAGATAAAAAGTCAATCGTTATTATTGACACAGCAGTAGACACATCCTTGCCAGCGTTGCAGGGTAAAATTATTTATGAAGTATGCCTAATGGAAGAACTTCGTTGTCCAAACAAAAAGTCTTTTATGGAAGGTCCAGGATCAGCAACACTTCCAGCAAATCAAGTGTACGCTGGAGGATTTGCACACGGAACACAGATGTCTTTAGTTGCTACAAAAACTAATCCAGATATTAACATTGTATTTATTCGTATATTCCCTATGGATAAGAATGGCAATGTTGCATATAATGCTGCAAATGCTAATAGCACAGTTAAGCAGGCTCTTGATTGGGTAGTTAACAACAAGACAAAGTTTAATATTGTAGCGGTTTCTGCTTCTGTTGGTCAAAAACCAGTAAGAACTGGCGCTGATTACTGTGCCATTAATAGATTCGATTCTGGACTAAAGTCTTCTATTGCATCTTTAAAAACTTTGGGTGTGGCTTCTGTATTTGCAACGGGTAATGATAGAGATAAGTCTCGTGTAAATTATCCAGCATGCCTAACAGATGCTGTAGCAGTTGCTTCTGTTGGTCCTAGAGGAAACACAGAGGCATACAACAATGACTCTGCTGAACTTGACTTTTATGCTCTTGGTAGATATGAACTTGCTACAGAAAATGTATCAGGAACTTCTGCTGCAACTGCAGCCTTTGCAGCATTCTGGGCAAAGTCTTACTCTAACAATTATCAAATGACTTATGATTATCTAAAGTCTATTGCTACAACATCAGATACTAACAAAAATAATACAGTTATTGATGTTTTAAAGTAAAAGGTTTTGGTCTGTAACTCAGTTGGCAGAGTGTAGAACTGTTAATTCTAAAGTCGTAGGTTCGACCCCTACCAGACCAGCCAAGCGAATATTGCATAGTGGTAGTGCGTAACCTTGCCAAGGTTAATGTGCGAGTTCGATTCTCGCTATTCGCTCCAAAAGTTTGATATAATAGTACTGTACTGCCTTCGGGGGTACAATAACTTATTCGCTTGAAAGGGGAATAAAAATGGTAAGCATGTCAACAAATTTCGCAATGGATCTATTCAATGATCCTTTTTTTATTGGCTTTAATAGAGACCTAGCCCGTCTAAACAATGCACACAGAGGAAATTCACAGTCATATCCTCCTTATGATATCCTAAAACTAGATGAAGATACATATCGTATTTCTATTGCAGTAGCAGGATTTTCAAAGGAAAATGTTGATGTTTCAGTAGATAATGGAACACTAACTATTAAGGGTGAGATTGTAGAAGTAACAGATGCAGAAGTAGTTCACAAAGGTATTGCAAGTCGTAAATTTACACGATCTTTTGCCCTTGGAGAATACATGGAAGTAACTGGGGCAGACCTAAAAGACGGCATGCTACATATTAATGTAGATCGTGTTGTTCCAGAAGATAAAAAGCCTAAGACAATCAAAATCAAGTAGTACAATATGAATAGTCCCTACACAGGACCTTAGAGATGGTTTAGTTACCCATTGATACATACCGTGGCTATTGTGCCTGGATTGCCTGTGTAGGGCTTTACATTTAGGTGTATAATTAAGATCTATGTCAGATAAAGAATTGGCAGTTTTTAATAAACAGCAATTCAAACAGCGTCTAAAAGAAATTAAAGAGGCTAGTGGGTGTGTTGACTGTGGAGAATGTAATCATATAGTTTTAGATTTTGATCATCTTCAAAATAAAAAATATAATATTTCTAGGATGATTCACGATGGATTTTCTTGGGCAGCAATCAAAAAAGAAATTGCAAAATGTGAAGTAGTTTGTGCTAACTGCCACAGAGTAAGGACCCATAACAGGTTGACAAACAAGACTGCCTAATGCTATAATTAATATATAGCGAACAAATAGGAGGAACCAATGGCTGTAAAAGGCTCAGTAGAAGCAATCATTGAGATTGCAAAGAAAGAAATTGGAACTATTGAAGGTCCAAAAGATAACGAAACAAAATACGGGGCATGGATGAAGGTTAACTTCCAACCTTGGTGCCAATCATTTGTTTCTTGGTGTGCATTCACAGCAGGCGTATCAAAGTTTCCAAAGTCTGCATCAACAGTAGCAGCATCAGATCAGTTTAAGAAAGAAGATCGTTGGGCAGATGCTCGTAATGACGATCCAACTCCAGGAGACTGGATTTATTTTGATTTTCCAGATGACGGTGTAAATCGTATTTCACATGTAGGTATTTGTATTAAAAACAATGGTGATGGAACTATTCAAGTTATTGAAGGAAACACTTCAGGAACTGCAAAGGGAGACCAGAGAAATGGCGGTATGTGCGTAGAAAAGACTCGTGCATATGTTAAGAACAACAAGCCTAAGTTAATGAACGCAATTGTAGGTTGGGGTCGTCCAGTTTATGCTGGAGAAGAGAATCTTCCATTGCTATCTAAGGTTGGTTCATCTGATGCAGCAGTTAAAGAAACAGCACCTGCAAAGCCTGCTGCTCCAAAGGCATTTAGTCCACTTAAAAATGGATCAAAGGGTGAGTTAGTAGCAAAAATTCAAACACTTCTTAAGTTAAAGGCAGATGGTCAATTTGGTCCAGGTACTGAAAAGGCTGTGAAGGACTTTCAATCTAAGAAGAGTCTACCAGTAACAGGCATTGTTGATCAGGCAACACTTAAGGCACTTAAAGGTAAGTAATGCCTGTATATGATTACAAATGCACACAGTGCTCTAGTTCTGTTGAATACAAAAGAGATTTTGGCGACAGTACTGAGCCTGTGTGCTGTAATGAAGTAATGCAACGCCAATGGCATTCGCCTGGAGTTTTGTTTAATGGTTCTGGTTTTTATTCCACAGATAATAGAAAGCGGTAGTACAATATGAATACAATGATTGAGCAAGAAGAGCAAGTATGGCTTATGGATGCAACGGATCGTTGTGATAGATGTTCTGCCCAAGCATATGTAAAAGTTATTGGGCATACTGGAGAACTTCTTTTTTGTTCACACCATTACAACAAGGTAGTTGACGACAAAGTTGGCTATGAAAAAATGATGAAGTTTATGGTTGAAGTTATTGATGAGCGCAAAAGATTAGAGGCATAAGATGTACGAATACTATGTAAGAAAAGTAGAGAATGTCGTAGATGGAGATACCATTGATGTTCTTATTGATTTAGGGTTTGATATTTTATTTCAGTCCCGTGTAAGATTGGCTGGTATTGATACCCCTGAGTCTCGCACAAAGGATCTTGCTGAGAAGACTCTTGGTTTAGAAGCCAAAGAATATTTAAAGAAGTCTCTTAAGGATGCTAAGTCTGTCATTATTAAGACTGAGAAGATGGACTCATCTGAAAAGTATGGTCGTATTTTAGGCTGGGTATATGTTAATGGAGATACAGTTTCTCTTAACGATAAGATGATTAATGATGGATATGCTTGGGGCTACCTTGGTGACACAAAGGTTAAAGATTTTGAAGCATTAAAAAAGGCTAGAATAAAATCTAACAAATGAAATCTGTATTTTATTTTACAGCAGACTGGTGTAATCCTTGTAAAAAAGTAAAACCAGTTGTTGAGGAACTAAACAGAGAAAATTTAGGCACTATGTTTTATATTATAGATGCCGATATAGAAGCAGAACTGGCTAAAAAGTTTGAGATAAGATCAGTACCTACCTTTATATTAATGGAAAACGGTATTGAAGTTAATAGAATAACTGGAGCAAAAACAAGAGAAGAACTATTGGAGTTTATAAATGGCTAGCGAAGAAGATAAAATTATAGATAGTCTTATACTCAATGGTGGTCTTGAGGTTGCTGCTTTAGATGAGGATACTGGGGAGATGTTATATTCATTTACCCCCAAGATACAGCAATTAATGCCAGATTTGTACCAAGAGCATATCAATACTGTTAATGTTGAGGTAATGAATCTATGGGAAAAGGGATTTCTAAACCTGGATCTATTTGAAAAAGACCCAATAATTACTATCACTCCAAAGGCTTTAAATAGAGAAGATATTGAGGGTTTATCTAAGCAAGAAAGATGGTCTTTGTTTGAAATCATTAGGCTGCTTAAGCGTAAAGTCTGATATACTTTAGATAGAAACTTAGGAGGTTTGCTATGCCATATAGAGTTGGAGCCAAAGGCTCATTTGGATGTTCAGGATACCCAGCACTAAAAGAGGGTACTAATGAAGTTATGGGATGTCATACAACAAGAGCAGAAGCCGCTGCACAAATTTATGCAATTAATCGTTCAGAAGGCAAAGTTGGTAAATCTATGCATGTCATAAAAGAAGGTGACTTTGTTATGGGTATGACCAAAGAAGGAATGATTCATGGTATGGTAGAACATATTATGACAGAGGGTGGAACATTAGGAACTCCTGGATCAGAATATGCACTTGAGTCAATGCCTCCAGAAAACCCTGCAATGTCTGTTAGAATTTATAAAGAAGAAGATGGTGGCTGGGAACCAACTGCGTATAGTATTGGAATGATGTATAATGATGCTGAAGTTATTGATATGGAAAGCCATTCAATGGAAGAGGAGTCAGATATGGAATCTGAAGAGAACTATATGGATAAAGCAAAGAAGCCTAACTATAGTGAAATAATTCAGCCACGTAGAGGTGGATCAACACCAGCAAATCCAAAGTTATATGCAAGGGTGGTCCAAGCAGCAAAAGATAAGTTTGATGTTTATCCTTCTGCCGTTGCTAATTCTTGGGTAGTGCAAGAATACAAACGTCGTGGTGGAACATATAAGTCAGACTCACAATCTACAACAAAAAGTATTTGGGATGGATCTTTTGATCCGAATGGATTAATAAAGTAATGCCAAAAAGAAAATCAACTGCATTTAATTCAACGCAGATTAGAGATGGAAGAATTGTTCGACTTAGAAAAGACGGGACAGTTAAAGTAGATCTTGGTCCATATTTAAATAAATCACAGAAGAAAATTAACCATGGCTGATACATACTCACCTAATGCTGGCATGAAGGCTGCTGCTAGACGTGCATTGAAATGGAAAGAAGATGGCAAGGCAACAGGTGCTGGAACTCCAGTAGGTTGGGGTCGTGCAACAGATATTGTTAATGGATCAGCAATGTCTCTTAGTACTGTTAAAAGAATGTTCTCTTTCTTTTCTCGTCACGAAGTAGATAAAAAAGGTAAAGGTTTCTTTGATGGTCCAGACTTTCCGTCTAATGGAAGAATTATGTGGGACGCTTGGGGTGGCGATGCAGGATTTGCATGGAGTCGTGCAATAGTAAACAGAGAAAAAAATAAAACAGAAAAAGCATGGGTAGGAAGCGCATTTAGTTTCAGAAAGGGGT